CACTAGAACTTGTTGGGCGACCTCCAGCGCCACCGCCTGTATTGGCAGTTCCGCTTTGTGGCTGATTGTAAACAGTTCCAGTTCCATCTCCATACCCACCGTTACCGCCACCGCCTGAACCACCTAGAGAGGGCGCAGTTCCACCACCCGTAAGAGGAAGTTCAGCCGCACCGCCACCGCCACCAGCATAATAAGTTGCTGTTCCAGTAATAGATGATTGAACACCAATTCCACCGTTACCGCCTCTGCCTGGGGCATTTGTTCCTGCGGCTCCTGCTCCTCCGCCACCGCCACCCGAGCGGTTGTCGGGAACCTGTCCAGTACCGCCAGCATAACCTTGCCCTGATGTACCTGCTCCGCCACTACCATTGTAGTAACCAGCACCACCGCCGCCTGAGCCACCGCTGAATCCGTTATATGTACCGCTACCACCTCCACGACCACCACCAGTAGAAGTGATAGTTGTTATGCCTGTTCCCGAAATAGAAGAATTGGAGCCATTAGATTCTCCCCCACCTGCGCCAACTGTTATTGTGTATGTAGTACCTTGAGAAAAAGACAAAGAAGATTCTGCTGAAGCGCCACCGCCCGATGTTCCCGCTGAAGTTCTAAAACCACCTGCGCCTGAACCTCCCCCAAATCTTCCATCAGAACTGCCACCGCCACCAGCAACGACTAAAAAATCAACGCTGACTGTTGGCGGGATAAATGATTGTTTTGCTGAAGGCAAAGTGATAGAACCCGTTGTCAATGAACTGACTTGGGCTGACGGAATCATCATCCGTTGTAGTCCTAAGTGGGTTGTCATTACCCTACCTTTCATTTAATACTAGATAACTAGCGTGTCTGCTTCTTCTGCTGTTAATGGTTCGCCAGCAACAAGTTTAGCCTTAGCGCTTGCCTTGAGTGTGGCAAGTGCTTCAGCCTGTGCTGTGCGTTCTGCTTCTGCGATGGCATAAGCCGCCGCATCTGCTTCTCTCTGAGCAATCTCTTCTGCTGTCAATGGCAGAATTTCGCTTACGCCAGTTGAGCAGTCTACGACCACCTTAGTTAGAACTTCGGACATTTTTTCTCCTTTCCTTTATGAGATTCCGTATAAAGAAATAAAACCTGCAACCATATTTTGCCCACCTGTTGTATAAAAGGTTATAGAAGTGATTGCGCTTGTACTGTTCCATTGACCCGAAATTATCCACATATAATTGTAAAATGAATTAAAACCACCTGACCAACTATTACCTATCATAGATTTGTACCTATTTGAATTACCGTATTCAGGAATATAAATATCTGCTATACAGCGATGGTCGCTTGGATTAGCGGCTGATGGCATTCCATTGGCAACTAATAATCCATTCAAGCCAGTATTTTGTCCCATGGTTAAAAGAAGGGCATTTTCATTCTGCATATATGTTCTTCGATAATTGTCGCCACTATCACTATTGAATCTTATAGCAACAGCGCCATTGTAATTGCCACTAACATTGGTATTTACTGTCATGATAGCCCGAATATCTTTGTATGCACCTAAACTATTAAAAGTTATAGATGAAGTATTAGAAACTGTTTGTTTAGATATTAAGGTTACTGTTGCCATTACACATTCCTTCCGTACAATGCAATAACAGTATTTGGTTTGAAATTACTCGTTCCATCAGCACCAACCTTAATGTAAATTGATGACAACGCTGTTCCTGTAACATTCCAAGCACCTGCGCCTAATCTCAACATATTTCCAGCCCAACCACCGAAACTTACTAAAGGTTTAATAATAGTTGTGCTTTGAGCGAAACTAATATCTGCAATACTACAACCAGTATCAAGGTCAGTTGAGTTATTATTTGCATTTATACCCATGTGAAGTCTTGAATGAGAATGTGCGGCAACATTACCACTTGAGGCATTAGCATAAAAACCTCTTCCACTTAAATTGCTATTTGAATTGTTTGGATAAAAAGAAAGATAATCAGAACCAGCATTATCTCCTGTATATCCAATAACTCGATATGATTCATAACTTCCAATACTGGTAAACGCAACTGCTGTTGTAGCGGTACCAACTGTTGTTCGAGCAAGCAAAACCCATTGTGCCGTCATGTGTTTTTCCAACCATATAAAGAAATTTTGCTACCAGTTAGCCAAGTACCACTATTCATAAAAATAGTAATAGATGTTATAGCATCTGTTCGACCCCAACTACCCGACATATTTTCAACATAAGGTTCATTTGTGGCGATATAGTGAAATCCTCCACCATAAGACAAATAACCTTTATGTTGTGTTGTGCTATTAAAATAAGCAATAAAACAAGTAAAAGAGTTAGCAGAAGTCGCTTGGTCAGCATTTCTTGGCAAAGGGGCTTCATTTAATGCACCACTAGGATAATCATTATTTGATGCTCCGCCTGATGTTGCAATGGTTCCTTTTGCGTTATACATAGAACTACTATCATTATTAAATCTCATGCGGTTATACACTCCACTTGTTGTACTTAAAGCGGCATGAATTTCTAGGTGGTCATACGCTGAATATGTATTCAAATTACTAAAAGTAATTGTAGATACACCAGCAACGCTTTGTGTCGCAAGTAATTCTGCTCCGTCGGGTTCAACAAACGCTTGTTTTGCGCTAGGGGTCGATAACGAACCCGACAACAAGGTTGATACCTGTATTGACGGGTTCGCTCCTAGAAGTCTGCTTGGTAGCGACATCGACCCTAATCTCCTATCAGGTAGTTGCTACTCGGTTTACAAATCCATGGATTGTTACAACATTTGTTGTACCAGCATAAGCCTTCACAATCAAAGAGTTGCGAAGAACTAAATCAGGAACCAAAAGAGTTAAACCTGATGTTGCTGGAATTGATAACTTAATGTCGTCATCAACTGAAGTGGTTCCACCCCATTGAAGGGTGAGGTTTACAGCAGAGGCGCTTGAGTTATATGCGTATAGCGTAATAACATCGCAATCTGTTGTAGATGAAGTTGCGGTGTGGATGGTATCGCCAGCAGAAGAAGTAGCGGCGACCTTAATTCCACGACCATGAGTTGAACCCGATAATGGGATTCGGCTTACTGTTGTTGCCATTTATTTTCTCCTTATGCAAATACCTGCACCGCAAAGGCGAAGGCTTGGTCGTTGGCTGATACACCCGAAGCGCTAAAAGAAAGGTTTCCTGAACCGTCGGTTGTAAGAACTGTATTGGCGCTACCATCTGCGGTAGGTAATACCCAAATCTTATTAGCACTTAAAGTTGATGCCGCTTTGAATCCAACATAGTTAGTTCCATTAGCGGTTGCTTCCAAGAAACGAATTTCTGCTGTATTGTCAAACGAAGCAGAAGTTCCGATTGTTGGACTTGTAAGTGTTTTGTTTGTAAGAGTGTCTGATGTTGCTCTTCCAACTAAAGTATCGGTACTTGTTGGAAGAGTTAAAGTTCCAGTATTAGAAATACTTGAAATTACTGGTGATGTAAGTGTTTTGTTTGTAAGAGTTTGAGTTGTATCAGTTCCGACTAAAGTTGTTGTCGCATCGGGAAGACTAACAGTACGGTCAGCAGTTGGGTCTCCTGCGCTTAATGTAGTTTCAAAAGCGTCTGCTGTTGTACCTTCAAAAACAATAGATTGGTTAAAAGATATTTGAAGTCCAGCCTGTTGCCCTGTAAAAGTTGCATTATTGATTACTGGTGCTTCAAGTGTTTTGTTACTAAGGGTGGCTACTGCATCTGCGGTTACGCCAGCCCCGCCATTAGTGGTAATTGCCATATTATGCTATCTCGCTTCCGAACGCATTGAAGGACATATTGGCGCTTGATGCGTAAACAGTTAAAACATCTGAAGCGTCAATAGTTAGACCTAAAGTATAAGCCGCTGTTGTATTGGCTTGAATTGTTGCATCATAAACAATGTAATGTTCAGTTGCTAAAGTTGCTCCATTTGGACGCACAGCAATTCTGTAAGTTCCTGATGTACCCGCTTGGTTACAAATTGTGATGGTTGAGATAACCGTTTGTGTTGAAGCAGGGCAGGTGTACAGAGTTGTAGCAGTCGTGGCTGAGGGATTGGATTGACCCAATACCTTGTAAGTAGTTGCCATACGGTTATCCTCCGATTAGAAGTAATGGACTGATTGTACCAGTCGAGTTATTTGTGGCTGTTGTCGCACTAGCCGATGCGCTTGCTTCTGATGCTTCAGCCAAGGTGACAAAGGCAGAAATGTCTGCGCCATCTAAACTGTAAGTACCAGCCGTTAATGCGGTATATGTGGCAAAAGCAGTATCTAACGCTGTATAAGTAGCGTAAGAACTGCCGATATACCAATACTTTCCTGAAGCAAGAATTTTGTCTGTGGTTTGATTTATTTCTACATCTAAAGCATCAATGTCGTCTTCAAGGTTTGCAAAACTTGTCTCGTCAATAGCCTGAACATAGTTTTCACTAAGGGTTGGGGTAGGGCTTAAATCTGCTAAATCAAGGGAGCCTACGGTGTTATAGGGAACTGAGATTGTGTAAGTACGACCCCCAGGAAAAGACTCTTCTACTGTGTAGGTGAATGGATTAGGGACAATATCAGGGTCATTTGTGGCTGGAATTGTGACACTAAAAGCACCTGCACTTAGCGGTACTACGATGCTTGATGGAGCAACCATTTGGTCATCTGTACCATTACGAAGCACATCTCCAAGGGTAAAACGAACCTGACCTTGAATAGCAGAACCCTCATAATCTACATAATTTCCAGTTATGGTTATGGTGGTTAAAGATGATGCGAGCGCCATCAGCAACCTACCAAAAAGAATAAATCAAATTTTGAAGCCACTAAATTTTCTGCTGTTTCTTTATGAGTCAATGTATTTGCAACCGCAGTTTCTAAATCATCTGTATATGTCTCAGCGGCGTCAGTAGTAACTTCTAACTCTGTTAATAAACTATCCGCTGTTGTATATCTAGCAATGGGTACATACGGTTCAGCCATTTTAGACTCCCATCATCATCAACTGATTAGTGTTGTAATTGGCTAAAGAGCCAGCCGCTTTAGAAGCATCGCTGGCATAAGTATCGGCGTCATCTGCCTCTTCATCTGCATCTACAACTAGCACACGGATGCTCTCAGCGTTGTTATATCGGGTTAATAGAGCCTGATAAGAGTCTACCGATACATAAGCCGCCGCATCGGCTGAATCAAGCGCAGGGAGCAAATCTGCAAGGTTTTGGGTGGTTCCTGCAACTGAGAGCGGAAGAGCCAATTCTATTGTGCGTCCGCCTGTGAAATTCTCTTCAAAAGTATAAATAAAAGGTTGAGGTGTTACATCGGTATCGCTAGTTACTGGCAAGACAACAGAAAATGAACCTGTGGCATCAAAAGTTTTTTGGATTACAACGGGAATGATAATTACATTCTGTGTAACCTCTTTTAGAATCGTTTGTGGGGTGATATTGATTGAGCCACGAACAGGGTTACCGCTCAAATCGACATAAGTCCCAACAACCGTACAGGTAGATAGTGTTGTCGGTAAAGCCATTTATCAGGTGCCTTGGCGAATAATGTTTACAGTTTGTGTGCTTGTTGCGACAACTCCGTAAAGTTTTTCATCATCTTGTAACTCAATGGAAAAACTTGTATCTGCTTTTAGAAGATAGCCGTAACTTGTTGTAGTCACACCTTCTCCGCCTAAATAAACATCTGCTCCACCTGAAGGATTTTGAACATTGATGGTCTGACCGTCTTTGCCATCATAGTCGGAAGTAAGTTTAGTAGCGGTGGTTCCTACTGAAACTCTTTGGTGTGATACAGCCATATAAACTCCTAAGAAAGAAAAGGGCGACCCATTTTACCGAATCGCCCTTTGTGCTATTCAGCGACTTCTTTTGTTTTCTTTGTAGCCTTTGGTTTTGAAGCCTCTGCTACTTTTTCTTCAACTGCTTTTGGAGCATCATCTTCAATCAATTTGATGTATCGGTTATTAGCCAACGCTTTAGCATGGCGCCAACCTTTGACTTCTACGATGTCTCCAGCCACAAGTTTGCGACCATCAACAATCATTGATTTTAAGATTTGTGCTTTCATATTACGCAGTTGTGTCAATCCAGCAATATGAGAATGTTGCCGCCGCTTGGTTGATTGAACCTGCGGTTGGATTGTAAAGATAAACGGTGACTGTATCTGTCGCTGTTACTGCCGCGCCACAATAAATCAAATCATCGTTAAGTGTTGATGGTGGGTTCACAATAATAATGTCGGTTGTAGCCGCACCAGTTAGTGTGAAAGTTGTTCCACCACGGGTTGTTGCGTTGATTGAAGCAGGGTCGATTTCTACCGTTCCGAATTCGATACCGTAAACGGTGTCATTATCGCCAACTTGTAGAGCGCCTACTGCTACTTCACCCTTGGAAAGTCTGTTTACTAATGCCATTTATTTCTCCTAAATAAAGGAAGGGAGTGAGACCATGAAAAGTCCCACCCCCTTCGTTTAACTAATTAAGCGACGATTGTGTTCCAAAAGTAGCCAAGGTCAGAAGAAATAACTTTGTTATCGAAAGCCATTTCTGCTTCAACTCGGTCTGACTTAATGGATTCCATACGGAACTGTGAAGTTCCGATAGTTGCGCCAAGTCCGCCTGATACGCCAGTCCATGCGAATGTGTATCCAGCAGAAGGGGTTAGTAGTCCAGGCTGTGGAGCAACATGGCAAAGAAGAGCCTTCTTGCCGTGGGCGAATCCGTATGCTTCGGTTGCGCCTTCGTTGTTTGTAGCCTTAACTGCCTTTGCAACCATAACACGAGGAATGTCGAACATTGCGGCCAACATATCGGTTGTGATTGTCTGTGAAGATGTGTACTTGATGCGGTCTACTAGGTCAGGGTGATTCTTTAGTGCCTTGAATACATCGTATCCAAGAACCAAAGTGTTTGCTTCCATTCCTGTATTGCCCAAGATTTCAGCCTTTCCATTCTCAATGTCTGAGATTGGGTCGGATGATGTGTAATCAGACCATTGCTTTGTCTCACCTGAAGATGGTGCGCCAGCAACGCCAGTTACATCGTCAGCCCATACACCAGTTCCAAAGAAATCTGAAACCCATTGTAGTTCACGACGAAGCATTAAACGGCGAGTAACGAACTCTGTTGCCTCACGAAGAGGATTTAGAGGAGCGTCTGCGTTAGCAACTGTTTGGTCATCTACATCTTTATGGAACGCCCAAACATCTGCTGAGTAAGTTCCAGTTGAAAGATTGTATCCGCCACCAGCAGATTCAGTTCCTGGAGCACGGCGTTGAGCCTCGTCACGGAACCAATCGTTCTTGGTGTAGGTAAAGTATTTATCGCTCTTCTTATCGACAGGGATTACTGGGAATACCTTGTCAGCGATAAAGTTATCTTGGTTCTGTAAATATGCAACCGAGATATTTGTAAGGATTGCGTCCACATGGACGGAATTTATATTTGGCTGTGGCATTTTTTATTTTCCCCCTTATGCCGCTCTGCCTGGATTAGCGCAGTTGATTACGGCGGTAACGATGTTTCCATCTGCCGCAGATTCGGTCAGAAGAGTTCCAACAACATACTTTGTAGTATCTGTTCCAGCGACAAGAGCAACTGCCTTGCCTGTTGCAGATGTACCAACTAAAGCGCCTTCGCCGATTGCCGCTCCCGCAACAATCTTTGTTCCGCCAACGACAAGAACTTCTGCTTCTTGTCCTGATGTTGGAGCATTTTGTAGTACGCCGATTGGAATATCAGTAGCGGCCGCCGCGGCAACTGCTTGACCTGATGCGTCCAACTTGACGAATGTGTATTGCTTACTGGAAAGGTCGGCACCTGCAACGAGGGTGACCTTTACCGAGTAATTGGAGATTTCGTATGCCATGTTTTAGGCACCTTTCTCGGATAGGTATTGGCTGTAAAGGTCAGGGTTTTTTGTAGCAATATCAGCCATTGCCTGAGCGAATGACTTTGCTACACCCTCTTCAACGGCAGACTTAGCAAGCGTAGTCATACGCTCATAAGCATTGCCTGATTTGAAGTCCGCAGATTTGCCGATTTCTGCAAAAATTGATGCTGATTCAGCCTGTGCATTGACTGAAGAAAGAATCTCTTCAACGCTCTTTGCTAGTTCTGAATCTGTTTCAGACAAGCGACGAAGCGCTGGTCCTACTTTTTCAGCATTGAGATTGAGGTTAGCCCAACCCTTTGCTTTTTCTACTGCTTGAGCATCAGCACGGGCTTCACGCTCTTTGCGTAGTTCAGCGGTTGCCTCCTCTGCTTGTTTTCTCAAGTCTTCAATCATTTTGACAACTGGAGCAGGAGCGGACTTCATATAGTCCTCTTCTTCCTTCTTTGGTTCCATTGAATCTTGACCCATCGCCATTTCAACTTCCAATTCAGGCTTTTGTTCCTTTTCGGCGAGTTTGGCTTCGAGTTCAGCGATACGGGCTTTAGCCGCCGCTAGTTCTTCCTCAACGGTTTTTTCAACCTGCTCTTCAGGTGCCGTGGTAGTTGTTTCCTCCATATTGGAGTCCTCCTCGGTCAGCGATTTGTCGAGAACCCTCTGAACTTCAGATTCGGATGCTGACTTCATAACAAGCCAGCCTTCGTGTAAGTGCGCTGGATGGTCTACACCACTCGTTTCCTCAATAGCAAGATTCACCATTTTACGGGTACGGGGTTTTGACATTTATGCTCCTAACAAACTAGAGGAGAGTCTTTTAGCATAGGGCTAATAAAACTAACCTCGGGTCTTGACAGATGAAGAATACCATAAGTGTAATTTCGGGCTTTTTTACTGGTTGGCTAAAACCCTTGTCTTTGCCAAGGCTTCAATCAAGTTTGGCGAAACCCACATTGAAAAAGGATTCTCGTTAGCCCAAAAACGAGCCAATCTAAAGTGATAATCAACTTGGTCAATCTTTGTCCATACAAAAAATGCTTGGGAATCGTTAGGTAAATTTACTTGAATTCCAGCATACCCAGGCGGAGTTGAAACTCGATAAGAAGTAATGCCCATAGATTTGAGAACCTTGATGGTGTCTTCAATAATGTCGGACATACTTAACCTTATTTCTTTTTTCTTGGATAGTCCATTGTATCCATCCACTTTGGGTTGTCTGCATCTAATTCTTCAAACTCTTCTTCAGAGTCATCTTTATATGGAACAAAATTTGGTTTTAGATTTTTTGGTTCTGAAGAATCTTCACCTTCAGAATCATCACCATTTCGCCAAGCACCATGACTTGATTGGTCATGGTCGCCGTGCTTCTCAAGAACTACTTTTTTTTTAATGTAGAAACTTTATGTCCAACTTTTGTATCAGTTGGTTTTCCATCTCGGTATAAAACAATTAACGCCGCAGGGTCATCTTCGGTTCCTTCAATTTCAAATGATGAATCAGGAACATTGATTTTTCCTGAGCGTTCAATTCGTAATACTTTTCCTTCAGCACTTCCACCTGAAGAATTCCAACTTACTTTATCTCCAACAGAAATACTTTTATGAAACTCAACTAATTTTTCTTCAACCGCTTTATTGATGGTATTTCCTAAACGGCGCATACCTTCCATAACCATTGATTTTGCATAACCACTTAAGCCCTTAAAACCAAACTTTTTAACATCTGCCTCAATCATTTTGAACTCGTCCTCGTCCATACCAGCCAAAGGTCCTTTGCGAAGTTCGCCTAACATTCTGAGGTCTTTTTTCATACGGTTTGTTCCTTCTTTGGCTTTTTCTTGGATGGGGTCATAATTGTATCAATATGAACATCGGACACAGTTGGGTCATTCTTTTCTAAGTCAATATCAACAAATAAACGCTCTGCTTTACCACCGATTGAATATCCACGAATCTTTCCTTCTTGAACCATATCCCAAGCCCAAGGCTCCCAAATAACTCCTAAGAAAACTGTATTAGGTGGATATGTATGTTGGAACTCTTGACCTTCGGGTGTTTTGATGGGAACGGTAAGTGAGTATGGAAATGACATAACCTCAACCCATTCTCCAGCAACTACATCACGATTATGTTGTAAACGAATTCGACGGTCATTGCTTCTTACATAATCCCAAACTGCTCTTTGTAATTCATTAGAATCTGTCCACTCTCCATGAGCATCTTCCATGTCAGGGATATACATTGCTCCAAGGGTGTAACGCTTTTCCCCTTCGGCTTTCTGTAAATCGAACTTACCTAGAGCCTTTGTTGTTTCTTCCTTAAATACATCAGGGAAGATTTGACGGGCTACATCCTCGGTAACTTCTTGAAAATCGCCCTCACCTAAAGCAAGATAGCGGACAATCTCAGCGTCCTCATCTTTTTTCCAGCCAGTAGGTGTCCAATAATCTTCAATCATTCCCGTTTCTCCCCTTTCAAAGCGGAAGATATTTAGGGCTTTGTTTCCATCACCTAAACTTGCAAAATATCGCATACGGCTATACCTCCTCTCGTTATTCTCCATATTATATCAACCCCAGTTGATTTTATCAAACCTGCTTGTTGGGCAGTCTCAAAAGTTTGTGTGACCAAAGTACCAATGGTCAAAAGTTTGGCTGTGTTGGCTGGTCTTGGAATGGCTTTAGCGGTATTGACCATCTTGTCCCACAAAGATTTACGCTCTGTATCGTTTTTAGATTCTCTGTATGTCTCATAATCTTTATGAAGTTTTACCTCTTTAATCTCAAAAGATTTTGGGGTATGCAGTTGTAACTCTACTTTTACTCCGTCCTTAGAGACTTTCATGTTTACTCCATCGTAAGGGTCTCCCTGTTGCCAAAAGTTTTTTGTCTCATCTATTTTCCAGCCAGTAGCCTCAAGAGTTTTTACTGTTCGTTCTAAATTATCTGTGTATTTATTATCATCAACATTTAATGTATAGCGAACAGCATCATAAATGTTATCTGCCGCTTTTTCTCTATCTCCACCATATTTCTTTTCCGCATCACCATCAATTTTGCGAGCAAGAGATTCAGTAGATTTGACTCTTTGTTCTAGCGAATTTGTGCCATCAACTAGCACAGCAAACTGACCACCGCTTTTTTCTGCAAGATTAACCATTAACTCAGTAATTACAGGCTCGGCTTTTTCTGCTTTTTCTCTAATTCGTTGCGCCGCTTTAATGGCTTCAGGGGTTCGTTCTGCCTTTGGAGGTATGTCATCTGCTTTAGGAGGAACTGAAACTTTAGAATCAGTTTCTCCACCGCTAGTTCCATCAGCCCAACTTCCGTGGACGCTTTGGTCGTCGTGTCCTTCGTGTTTTTTAACTTGATTTTCATATCTCTCCACCATTGATTCAGCCCAAGCGAATCCTGCATCTCCGCCCCAAGCATCCCAAGCAACTCTTCCAGCGCTAGGGAATCCTTCTTCGCCTCTATTGAATCCTTTTGCTCTTTTATCTACTTCGTGGCGTGAGAAAAATGATTTCATTCTTTTAAGAGTTTGAATTGATACCGCTTCACCTCTTGCTAATTGACCAGCACGAACTCTTCCAGTTGAAGTAAAACCTTGACCTGCAAAACCATCGCCAATCCATTCGATTGCTCTTTGGGCGGCTGAACGAACGGCTTTAGGTGGGGTGTAGGTATCATCGGCTTTACTGAAAGAATGAATTTGTTGCAATCTTGCTTTAGCCTCTTCTTTGGAATCATAAGTTCCGAAACGGCGAGTTCCCTCTTCGTTGTAAACAACCCATTTACCATTTTCTTCTTGAATTCTTTTTTCTACTGGCTCAATACGCATCTGATAGCCATTGACTGTGAGGAAAGTTTTAATATCCGCTTCAGTCTCGCCAGTAGTTTTAATGACATCTAATACTGCTTCGGCTGGTAATCCGCCAAGATTGGTTAGGTCTACATTGTCGATTGAATCAACAAGAATCTCATATTTGTCCCAATCATCCTGTGGGCGTTCCATCTTGCGTCGAGCCATTTCATTGAGAATTGTGTGATGAACTTCAATCTCAGCCGAAGTGGGTGATGCCGACTTATGGACATTGTTATGAAGCGCTATGAGTTTCTCAGCGCTTAAATGAATTAGTTTGGGAGCAATATCCGCCATGTTCTAAGAATAGCGGATGGTATTACTACTCGGGTTTATTTCCCTTAAGGATGGTTGATATTGTTTCCATAATCTCTGCTTCGTCTTTATCAGAGGCACCAGTCTCAGAAGTGAATTGAACTTTTTCAGACCATTTGGCGTAAGCCTCTTGGATAGCCTTTTGTGTCTCTCGTCTGCTCATAGTCATTGCTCAATTATACTCCAGTTTAATTCTTTCCGCCAGTTGGCGCTGGTTTCTCACGGGCTGTTCCATCATAAATCAAACCATCGCCATCATGGTCAATAGGACCTAGTAATAGTTTTTGACCTTCAGCAGTTAAAGATTTTGTATATTTAAGTCTAAGTTCATACATCAATTCTTTACCAGCCCAAGTGGTTGCACCTTCTGTATAACCGATATTGGCAAAATGAGCAGGTAATGGAAAATCATCTTCCTTCAAATCTTTAACATTATCCCAAGCAGGATATTTATATCCGCTTTCATCTTCAAAATAAGGGCTGTAACCATCGGTTGCTCTTGCCATCAAAGAATCGAATTCTGCTCTCTCAGGAGAACCCTTAGCAAAATAACCGCTTTCTTCATCATCCATAGAAGCAACTCTTTGAGAGATTTTGTCTAAATTTTCTGAGAGTTTATCGGGCTTCCAGTCGTAACCCGCTCTTGCCCAATGGCGAGCGCCATCCCATGCAGTTCCAACTTCAATATAGCCAAATCCTCTAGCGGTATACCAAGCCTCTGATTGTTCAATAAATTCTTTACCAAAACCCGTGCCTTGGTATTCATCATCTAATCTCAAGACAGCGTGTTCAACATTCCAAACTCCGTCTTTCTCAAAAATTCGGCGTTCAAATTCTCCAGCCAAATTTCCTTCGCCATCAAAAACATCTCCTCTAATATAAATGTTGTAACCATCGCCACTAACATCTCCAACATTCGCATTGAGAGTTACCTCTTGTCCATCTCGGTTTGTTCCAGTATGACTGATTCCATAAACATCTTGGAATGAAGACATTGCTTCTTCGCTATCAAAATCTGTACCTTCGCTTGCTTGAAGATATTCGTCTAGCGTCTCGCTATTAGACTCTACATATTCAGCAACCATTTCTCTTTGAACATCTTCATAAATAGTTGCTTTTTCTTGCTCTGTATATTCATGATTAGGAAATTCTGCTTGAAGAGATTCTAAGCGTTCTAAAGCAATATCATCTATTCCTGAAGTTGCATCTGCATAAAGGTCAGAGTCATTTTCTACAACAAGTATTTTGTCTTCATCAGTATATTCTTTTTTACCACCAAGAATGTTTTTTAAGTCATCAGTTGATGGACCAACTTTATCCATCGCTTCAATGCGCTTAACTTCATCGGCTGTGTAACCTCTAGCCCAGTTACCGTGTTCGGACTGGTCATGTTCACCATGTTTTAATACGGGTTTCAACCCATAGTCAAAATAAATTACTTTAATTCTTTTAGTGAAGGATGCTGGTACTTTCCAAAATTCTTCAGGCAAGAGAGCAACTTTTTGGTCGGCGAATTGTTTTCCTTTACTATTGTAAAAAGAATTTTGCCCACGGGTTTCTGTTGTTAGAGCCGCTCTTGCTTTTTCTGTAAACATTTGTGAGTGATGCACCCATGCCGCTTCTTCGCCGTCTTGCCCAAAACCTCTACCTGTTGCGGCATGTCCAAAATAATCATGAACTGCTCTAAATTTATCGTTTTGATTATTTGAAAAAAGAGGGTGAGCGCCAGTTGTTTGTGTGGATAAAACTTTAAGTACGCCTTTACTTGCGTCATCAAACATTTCTTTTGAAGATTTATACGGGTCGTTGTCTACAAATTCAACTTTGATACCCAATTCTTTTGTCATAAAATCAAATTGTTCTTCAACTTCGCTTGCTAACGATTCATATTCATCGATTGCATCTGTATCTACTTTAGGAAGACTCTCATAAATGTCAGCAATCCTAGAGGCTCTTTCTCGGTTGGCTACAACTTTATTGTAATCAATACTGTCATCTTGTTTTATACCTTTTTTGTAGGCGTAATCTTTTGCGCCATTTCTTGCTTTGGGTACTGAATCTTTAGGGTATCTTCCAACTGCCCAAGAACCGTGTGTTGTTTGGTCATGGTCTCCATGCTTTTTTAGTGATAAATCATATCGACCCAAACAAATATGTTCAGAATCTTCGTTTAACGATTGTCTTCTATCGCTTTCAAGATTTTTTCTATAAAAGCGTCTTTTTGTTCCTTTGTCATATCCTTTATGGGTATTGGTACTTCCACCATAAATGGCTTTGTTGGCTCTATCATTCTTCTCATCTTTCTTGTATATGTACGAGTCATTTTTGACATCGTAAATTGCGTCTTGCTCATTATCAAACATCGCCGAGACCGCATCTTGGCGAGATTCAAATTTGCGAGAAACATCAAGGTACACTTTTTCTTCTGATTTTACAACCCACCCACCAAAAAAAGCACCTTTTTCGCTCAAGGATTCAATGTTTTTATCAATATAATCTTCTATAACTTTTCTTTTATTGTTATCAAAATCGTCAAGTTTGACTACTTTTTCGAAACCTTTTTTAGAACAAATATAGCCCGTTTTGGGAGTTTTCCCAGTTCGTATATCAATAGTAACGCCTGGAGTTTTTATCTCGCTCATACGCTCAATAATTGTTTTCATTGTTTTTGAACTGACCTGAGCATCTCCGCTTTGACCAGTAGCCCAAGACCCATGGCTAGATTGGTCATGGTCGCCATGCTTCTCGACTGAATTCGGGTGTTTTGCTTTCAATCCAAGAGAGCGATAAGCCTCAAGAGCATCTGCGTTATTTTCTATTGCTAAAACTACATTTTTCTTTCGCATCAATCTTTCGGCAGTAGAGCGTTTATATTCAGTTCGCTCTTGTCCCTCATTTCTAAAATTGATTGAATTGAATTTGACTCCAGCATCCCGTAATTGATTTGTTGTGCGTTCGCGTTCATCTGATAGGCGTCCAGTAACAATGGCTATGTAATGGTCTTGTGCGAGATTGTTTACATAGTTGATTGTATTTTCCATAGGATATTGGCGGTCACGCAAAAGTGTGTCATCAATATCAACAATGACGGCTTTTTCTTTTTCTTTGAAAAGTGGTTTAACACCAACAGGAAGCGCAATAGTAATGCTCATGAGCGTCTTTCAGGTGGAATGATGACCATGGTGCAACGGCAATTAGGATGAACTCTGCCTGGGGTTTCATGTCCGCTAGAAAATGTTTCATTCCAGCCAACAATTTCACCATCTAGTTCAACACAAATATCGCAAGTGCGTTCATCTTGAGCAATAATCCACATTTTCTGTGACTCAACATCTACATAACCTTCTTTAGCCGCTTGGTTCCATCCCTCTTGACGACCTTCGTTTTGAGCAATCTGAATCTCTGTACGAGCAATCATCGTGGCTCTTTTACTCTTTAGAGAATCTGAGTATCGAGAAGCCCTTTCCATGGCTTTTGCTAGAGCATTGGCTTCTTTCATTCCGCTTCTAATTAAACGGGCATATTCTTTTTTCTCAAAATTAGTTACTGCTTTTGCCCATTGTGGATGAAGTCCAACAACATTCTTAATTCTTCGGGCTGTGGCTCTGTAATCTAATTGTTCATTAAAGGCATCAATAATTGTTTGACGAATTGCATTACGGGTCAAAGTATCAATAGAAGTAATAAGTTCTCCAGCACGGCGTTGAGCAAAGGCTAAAGAGTTTGGGTTTGTCTTGTTAAAAGACATTTTGAATTCAACTTTAGGTGGCTTTGGTTGCGCCCACATTGGAAGTTTTGTGAATTCCATGTTAGCCATGGCAGGTTTATTTTCTATCTTTACTTTAGAGGGTAAAAAGGCTGGCAAGGCTAATTTAGGTGCTATGTTTTGAATCTCTTTAATTGCTTCTTTGCCACCAAGGTCAATAGAATTTAATAAAGATTCTTGAATCTTTTTTTGATTGGCAATAGTTATGCTAGATAATAAACGCTCTAAAGTTTCAGGATTCATGTTACGAAGTAGGGACTCAAGTTGTTTCATTGAGATTTTGTCCGTTGCTCTTTGAATAGATTCATAAAGAGTACGAGCAAGGGCTTGTTCTTGAGGTGTTAGCGGGATTCGTTTTTCCCGTGCTTTAGCAAAATGAATTGCCATCTCTAACCAACTTCAGGAAGTTTCGGAGCCTCCGTAGTTGGAGCAGGTGGTAATTCTTCCTCGCCCGATGTTTCAGGTTCTTCAGGCATTGGAGGCATCCCTGCACCCTCAGGCATTGGAGGCATACCAAAATTTTGTCCATCGTGCTCGGCAGGTGGTAGACCAGCCAAGTCTCGTAAGTATTCTTCCAACTTAGGGTCAGGAACTATTGCGCCTGTTTGTACTAATCCACCAACGAATCCAGCAATCTCATTCAAATCAACATGGCTTACTTCACCATAAGTTAAATAAGGAGCACGGGAAATATCCATACCGTTTAATTTTAATAAACGAGGAATAGCGTGTTGATTCATTACTTCGGCAATGTTTTTAGCGATTGAATCAACTGCCATTGACCATAAATCCATCTTGGAAGTACCAAGGGCATAAGAGCCAACTCGGTCAGAACCAAGAAGAATAAAGTCAGAAAGAATAGACATAGCAATTCTTTGGTCATAGCGTTGGATAATCTTGTCTGTATCAAACTGACGAGAACCGCCTGAAGATAGAAGAACTAAATCAAATACTTTGTGTCCTTGGTCGTCATACATAGAAGGCATGACGATTCCTTCTTGCTCATTACGCTTGATAGATGTAACGATATTTTGAATTGTTGCTAATACTGAGGCTTGCTCGGCTGTTGCTGTTGATGAAAGAAACTCAGGTGGAACATAAGCGACTGGCAGACCAGCCAAGTCACGCTCGATACCGATTGCTTCAATCTCTTCAATACGACGCTTGAAGTACCAAGAGCGATATGCGTTACGAAGAATAGAACGACCTTCAGGGTTATTCTTTTGTGAACTGGTACGGAATAATAAAGACTTCTCGATTGGAATGTAATGAATACCGCCCGAGGATGGGTCTACCTGAACCATTCCTTGAATACCGCCATCATCATCCATCATCCATCGGAATAAAGTTTCTTGAGCACGAATTGGCATCTTGCGCCAGCCAATACGACCATCACTAAATTTAGATTTGCGTTGAGGGTTTGAACTATCTCCCTCACGAATTTTGTACACAATTTCGTGGTATGAAAAACCAAATATCAACATTGAAAGCATTTGAGATAGAGCAGAGTCCCAAGACTCGCTCATGTCATGTAAACAAGATTCTACGAAAGCGGCGACTTCTTTATCTTCAGGAGTAATCTCTCCATCTTTAGAATTGTCAGAATAAGGGTCGATGCGCCATTCAAGGCGAGTAATAACTTTTTCGATTGCGAATAACATGGAGCCGATAGTCGGGTCGTTGTCTGCCATCTCACGATAGATTCTTGCTCCCCGTTGTCCACGGAGATTGGTGAGAAATTCTTCATAAACTGTACCGCCTGAACGACGCAGACCAGTAGAGCCAAACTCCTGTAAATCGGGTGTTATTTTCTCAGCCATCTAACCCTCTACTCTTTGGTTGCTAATCCTACGACGATTTGAATTGCCTGTTCCTGACTGAACCCTGCACTTACTAACTCCGAAAACAATTCGTGAGTCTGTATGGCGAAAGCCCCTAAAACAGACACGACTCCTTCACTATTGGGTGAAAGGTTATCGTACACCCGTAGATTATACCGTTAAGCGAATTTAGCCTTTTATTCTCCGTCTAGCACTAACTCAAAAGAGTTTAATCTTTTAGAAGTTAGGTCATTAAAAGATTTCAAAGCCAAATCTCTGTCACCAACTTGAGCAAAGAGACGATTCTCTAACTCAACTCCATTGACATCGTAACGGCGGAAATATATGTGGTACGGCAAAAACTGTTGTGTAATGTTTAGTTCAACTTCGACATACTCCTTTGGAGCAATCTCTTTTGAAACATAAGGCTTGCCTTCTGCATCAACAACAATTTTTGAGCCTTCTAATTTCTCCTTAAAGAAATCGACCCATATTGCCATTTTCAACCCCTTTCGAGAGTTTATTAACCCCAATAATACTACATCAGGGTTAGAAAGGGAACGACTCAGGAACCTCGGGTTCCGCTTTCCAAGTAGGTGCGCTCCAAGGGTCTACCTCTGTGTCGCCCTCAGCATTGCGCCTAACATCAACAACTTGGACTATGTGGCGCTTCAAATCTACTCCAACATTAAAGGCAGTTACCGACATTTTGCCTTTTTTCTCTCCAGTTTTTTTATCTTCCCAAGATTCCCAAACTGCGGTTCCTTGGATAATTACGCCCATTCCTTTTTTAAGAGAGTCGGCTACATTCTCTGCAAGTTTATTCCAACACTTGATTGACCATGGAGTTACATCGGTATTTTCCCAAGTGCCATCAGGTTTCTTTTGTGACTTAGAAGAAATGATTGTAAAAGTTGCCATTGCTTTTCCGTTAGGGGTAAAGCGCAACTCAGGGTCACCCGCTAAGTTTCCTGCTATCGCTATTGCTGTCATTGATATGCCTTTCGTTAGTTATTGGTTTGGCGATTATGTTTAGTTTTTTTCTTAAGTTGTCTCGTTCATTTAGTGATGTTCCACCCCAAATACCCGTTACTTTGTAATGTAACGCATAGGTCAGACATTCTGCTTTCCATACGCATCCACTACAAATCTTCTTTGCTATTCTGTTTTCTTCCGTGATTGATGAACCTTCAGGAAAGAAAAACTCCGTCGGCACCCCCCAACAACTCGCTCCCTGAAAATTCCAAGGCATCAAAATTTTCTTCAATAGAATCCTCTCCGACAATCAAGCGACTAGGGGAAGAGGCATCTAACTTAGCCAAAATTCTCCCATTGCGCCATATTTTGCCAGCAACAACTCCATCAAAAAAATTAGGCTTAGGCTTTACTAAAGATTCACACTCTGTCCAAAAAATACAACTCGCACAGTAGTTAAGTGCTGGTTGCGCTAAATCTAAATTAAATTGGTCAAATAGCCATGGGTCAGCATCACGGCACGGCGCTTCAGAAAGAAATGAACCCATGTTGAAATTTTACAGTTTATTTTTCAGAATCTTTGATTAAGTCTTTGCGTGTCGCCCAATCTCCATAGCGCTCTCTAATCAATTTATCTAATAATTCTTTTCTTTCTTTTTCATTCATCGGTCTATTTGTCTCTGAGTCCGACATCATCATTTCCCTCCCAATTTTTTAATCCGTGGTGAACTAATCCAAGATGACGCCAATCAGGATTTTGGTCATCAGCAAGAGTT